TGAGGGAGTTGATGCTGTCGGTGTGCGAGGTTTGGGTAGAGCGCAGACTCTTGATGTCGGAAGCGTTCTGGTTGACGTCTACTTTAACGGCTTCGAGGTCGGCGGTCATCTGCTCCACGGCTTCCATATACTCGGTGCTGTCAATGGTGGGGTTGCCCTTGAGCAACGGATTGCCGTCGCTGTCTACCTGTGCCACCCATTCGCCGCCGTCTGCCATATAGAGCTGGCCAAGGTGGTCGCTCGACGCACTGCCTTCTACGGTTACCAACGCCCACCAACCCTCATGGGGATTGGGGTATGCCTCGCGCAACTGTGTCACGGTCTTGAAAAGTCCTTTGCTCGGACCCTTGATGTTCTTGGCTTCAAGCCAACCTTCCACGGTGAGGTTGTGACCTACGGTCATGGAACCGCGCACCGTACCCGAACCGCCCATGCTGACGTTGCGACCTACCGCCACATCGCCGTCTATCTGCTTTGTAGGTATTGAACTCATTATTCCATTATTGATTTTGCCAAGGCGTTCAACTGCTCTGCACGCTCGTTTGCGCCATAGGCGGTTAATACTAATGCTGCCGTGGTATAGACTACGGCTGTGTAACAACGCTCCGAGATGTCGATGCCGTCCTCATCGTCTATCTTGGGATAAGGGAGATACGTGGCTCGCTTGACGTAGGCCTCTTCGCTGTTACACGAATAGAACTCCAACGCCTTGCCCTCGGCACGGTTCACCACCGCACACACGGGTTTCTGCACGTTGCCACGCACTCCCTTGTATCTTGAAGACTGCAAGTCATAGATTGGATCGTCCACCGAAATGGCATTGTAGCAGGTGCGCTCCCAGTCGCTCATGCGGAATGCAATCAGTCGCATGAAGTCATCGGGAAGCAGCGTCCAGCCGCTATTGTGGTCTTCCCAAAACACGCTGTCGCCAAACGTGTGTCCCTCTTCCAAAAGGAATGTGGGGGCAGAGGTTTCCACCCTGCGGACGGCTTCTTCTATCTTCGAGCGTATAATCTCGTTCAGCGATAAGGTGTCAATGTCCTCATCGCCAAGAAGCTGCTCGCTGGTCTTGTTCTCGTCAATGGCGATACGCACATCTTCCGAAACGGTTTCTATATTGTACACCATATCGCCTGTCGTTTACTTCTCGTTTGCGAAAGTGATTTTCACACCATAGGTCGCGCCGCAAGCTACAATCTCTGCACGGTTGCGGAATGCAGTCGTCACACCGAAGGTGTTGGCAAGGTAGTCCTTAGCTTCCTGATTGGTGGTAAACTCTACTTCGGTCGTGCCGTCGGTCGTTGACGTAGACGCTTCTGCCTCAGCCTCTGCTTCTGCCTCGGTCTCATCGGTTGAAGCGGATGTTTCCTCTGCCGGTGTCTCCTCTTTGGCCGTGGCTTCCGCTACTTCTTCCGCCGCAGTCTGCTCGCCGTCTGTGCCAGTGGCCGTTTCTTCTGCCGTAGACTCTGCCTCGGTGTTCGCTACCTTAACGGTTTCTTTCTTGGCAGGGTTGCGCTCAATGCGCACCTCTTCGTCGAGTTCAATGGCATTGACTACAGTGATGCGCCCTCTCTTGAAGTCGCTGCTGTTCTCAATGGCGCGCTGCACAAGGAAGTCGCTGGTGGTGTACTTGGCAGGGTTCTGCCCGAAAGCGGTCATAGAACCGTCACTGAACAAAACTTTGAGTGTGGCTCTGCCTATCTTGATGATGGACTGGTATTCCATCATGCCATACACTCCGTAGGTTATTCTCTTTTTTTTCATTGTCGTTGTCTTTAATAAATAAAGGCGGACGGCATTGCTACCTATCCGCCTCTATTGGTTGATGATTGGTTTGTTGAAACTTATGGTTACTCCGTGGCCATTACGTCACCGGCGTATTCCACCCATGCGCTGCTCTTGTACTGCCACATCTGACCGCTAACGGCATCGGCATTGATGCCCGGACAGTCACTCAGCAGGTAGTACACGGCTCCCTCAACAGGCGTCTCGGGGGCTTCCTCGCTATCCCACAGATGTATCTGCACGGCTGTGGTGTTCTCGCTGTCGCCCTCGCCGTTAATCCAGATATGGCATGAGCCTTTGAGTGCGAGTGCGTCCCACACGAGGATTGACTCGCGCGTTGCCTCTTCGCCCTCCACACGGTCTTTTGAAGAGTGCTCTGCCGAATACTGGTAGTGTACAAGGCGGTCGGGGGCTACGATGAATGCGGAGTTGCTCCACTTCAAACGGTCAAGGGTCGGGTCGTGCTTGAACTCGATGTCACCAAACACGGTGTGGAAATTGGTCACTACCCAGCCAACGGGGTTGGTCTTGGTGGTAATCTGAATTTCGGGATGCTTGGAGTAGTCGATACACTGGATGTTCTCCAAGAAGTTCTTGCCGGCAAGGGCAATCACGCTCTTGGGTACGTCCTCGCCCGTAAAGGTCATCTTCGCCAAGGCGATGATTTCCTCAATCGTCCACTTGCTCGTGTGGTTGAGTTCCTTTTTCACTAGGTAGCGTACGCCCTCGGTGAAGTAGATGGTCTGTGCGCCGACCTCGGGGGTCTGCACCGAAATCTTGCCCTTGCGACCTGCATAGAGAGTACGGTTGCCGCGCACCTTGAAGTTGGTGATGGCGGCTTCTGCGATGACAGCCTTGCCAAACGGGATTTTCTTCTTCTGCGCCTCGTAGTAGTCAGATACAATCTGGTTCATGCCGCGCTTCTGAAGATACACCGTCTGTGCCTGTGGCACGATGAGGTCGGGGTCAACTTTCTTCTGCGTTTCGTAGAGGGCGTTGGAAAGGATGATGAGCGTTGTTCCGGCTGGGATGTCGGGGGTCGTGCAGCTCTCGTCTGTCGTGTTGGCCTTCGGACCGTTCACGGCTCTCACAATAGGATTGTTCGTGGTGGGGTCCTGCCCGGTCACGAAGAGCATGAGGTCTTTACCCGGGGTCTTTGTCTTGCCGTCGGCTGCGTAGCCGTCCACACCCTTTACGAGCAATGTGCCGTAAGGTCTGGGGATTTCCGCGTCGTTGGCAAGCAAAGGAAGCACGAACTGCTTGGCGGTTCCTGCGGCTACCGCTGTCGTGGTGGTCACGCAGGAGCGAGGTTCGTCAATCATGTAGTGCTCTACCTCGGGCGAGTTCACCTTCACTTTCTTCGCTTTCAGCATGAGCTGCATAAGCGGCGTGTCATCACTCTTGAACTTGTAGAGTTCTTGGTCAAGGTCGCTCTGAACGAGGTTGCCCGGACCGACACCGCCAGTTGCTGCCGCAACTCCGCTGACGGTCGTGGGTGCTCCCGGCACATGACTTGCTACACCGGCTGTGCCTGGTGTAGGGGTGGTGGTTGTAGTTCCACCTACTTGTACGGTTTCTCCGTCCATGTCTTAAAATTTTTGTTTGTTAATAATGTTACTTGCTATCGGTCTGTGCGAGGTTGCCGGGGGCAATACCGCCTGTCGCGCTCGCGAGATTGCTTACTGATGCCATTGCGCCCGGTACTTGGGTGCATAGTCCTGCGCTGCCCTTGCTGGGGCGTAGTCTCTTTCCCTCTGGGGGAAACTTCACGACTTCTCCTTTCATGGCTACACGGCTTCGCTGGCGAGGTCAAAGATGCTTTGCGAACTCTTCTGCTGACTGGGTGAGCTTCCGTTCTTTCCGTTGAGCGGTGCGGTGCCGTCTCCCTTGTCGCGCTTGCGCAGTCCTTCCACAATCTTGTCGTTGCGTCCGGCCACACGTCCTTCTTCACCTGCGTTGGCTACATCGGCATCGTGGTTGATGGCATTAACGAACAGTTCCAAGGTCTCACGCGAGAACTTGCCCATCACGCCGTCACGGACCACTCCGATAATGGCACCAGCCACATCGTCTATCTGCTCGTCTGTCATGCCGCGCTCTTCTTGGAACTGACGAAGGGTCTCAAGGGTTGTGTCCATGTTCTTCTCGTACTCCTCGTCAAGTTGCTTCGATTTGGCCACGCGCTCCACATACTCCTTGTTGGCTTCTGCAAGTTTCTCCTGCATCTTGGGATTGTCGAGCAAGTCCTGTATCTCAAAGCCGAAGTTCTTCACAAGCCCTACGTATGGGTCGTTGCCGTTGTGCATGTCGGCAAGGAACTGTGCGCTTCTCGGGTCGGCGGCAAACATGTCGGACATGGCTTTCTCTCTGCCCTTGTAGCCGTCAAGGTCATGCTCGTATTGGTCGTAATCGTCGGAAATCTGACCATAGATCTCCTCATCGTCCTCGAACTTCTTGTCGGGGTATTTCTTTCTCAGCCGCTCCAGCTGCTGGTCGCGTCTGCTCTTAACTCCATTGTTTTCAGCCATTATCTTAACTTACTTATGGTTGTGAAATATTCGATGCAAAAATAACTATAGAAGAGGTGGACCGACTTTTAACTTTTGTGAGTTGTGTTGAGTAACTTTGTATAGAACCTATACCTTATAATATGAAATACTTTGGCAGCATTTTGGATTTCACAAGGGAGCGCAATGCAGACCTTATGAGGGTGTACCGCGACAAACTTGCCGAGGCGAGCATCATCGTTATGCCTGTTATCTTTCAGTTGGTGGCAGACTCTCCTGCTTCTCGCTTCTGGGTGAGCGAGGAGAGGGCTGCCATCGTCATTTCTGCTATGGCGGCAGGAAAGCCCATGCCGCGCATGAGGAGCAACAAGCGTGAGATGTTTGAGGAGATTTACCGCCGATATCTCATCATGCGTGAGGTCTGTCCCGACAAGTCGGTCTATGAACTGGTTACCAAGATAGTCAATCAACCTGCCCCAAAGTTCTATCTCACGCCCCGGACTGTCGGGGAATTTATTTACCGCATTAAGAATGGATGGTATGACAACCAATACGACAGATACAGAGATTGCTCGCTTGCTTGCGGAGAATGACAGGCGAAATGAAATCATGTTCGCCAAGTTCGACCCGATAACCGGCGAGGGGTCTATCGGTGAGCGTGTCCGTGTTGAGATTGCCGACTTTGCCATTCCCGTGCAGTGGTTGCCTGTGGAGATGATGAAGATACCATTTGTCAAGAAGTTGGTAAAGGCTGGCTCCATTGACAAGTTCCTTTCTTCTGAACTACACGTTGAGCCTAACGAAGATGATTATATCAAGGTATCGCGCACGCTCATACGCTTGCGCTTCAAGCACGACTTCCCCTTTTGGACGGCTACGCTGGTCTATATTCACAACAAGGATGCAGGAAAGGACGTGCTCTTCCGGCTGTGGTATCCGCAGCGCATACTGGTGTCTCGCTTCGAGGAGAAGCGCAAGGCTGGCAAACCTATCCGTCTTATCCTCTTGAAAGCGCGTCAGTGGGGCGGTTCCACAACCACGCAGCTCTACATGGCATGGTTGCAGTTCTTCCACAAGAAAGGTCTCAACTCGCTCATCATCGCACACCAAGGCACGGCTTCCGATGAAATCAAGGATATGTTCGACCTCATGATTAAGAAACACCCGGTGGAGTTTCTCCATAAGTTGGGCGAAGCGTTTTCCGAGGACGAACCTAAACTTGTCGGGGTCGGCAAGTCGGGGTCTACACACCGTGTGCCGCAACGCGAATGCAAGATTAAGGTAGGTACTGCCGAGCGTCCTAACGGTTGCCGTGGCGGTGCCTACTCTTTGGTGCATCTCTCCGAGGTGGGTTTGTGGCAAAAGACGGACGGCAAGTCGCCCGAAGACATTGTACGTTCTGCTTGCTCGGGCATTCTTGCACGACCTTACACAATGATCGTAATGGAGTCCACGGCCAACGGTACAGGCAATTTCTTCCATCGTGAATACTCTGCTGCCGCAGACCCGGAAGTGGAGTCGCAATACGAGGCCCTGTTTATTGCATGGTTTCAGATTGAGCATTACTCCATGCCGTTCGACTCTGCCGAAGAACTCAATGCCTTTGCCAAAAAACTCTACGACAACCGCGACAATGCCTATACGCCGTCCAACCGCGAGGAGAGCGGACGCTATCTGTGGTCGCTATGGGAAAAGGGTGCATCGCTTGAAGCCATACATTGGTATGTGTACGAGCGTGCAGGTAAGAACGATTTCGCGGTGATGGCTGCGGAGTTTCCGTCCGACGATGTGGAGGCGTTTGTGCATTCGGGTACAATGGTGTTCGACAAGTATCTTGTCAAGCGGTTTGAGCCGTACTGCTGCAAGCCGAAGTTTATTGGCGAGGTGTACGCCGATGCCGACGAGGGCGAGGAGGCTCTGTCTAATCTTCGCTTCCGGGAAGACCACCAGGGTCTGCTTTCCATTTGGGCAAAGCCGGAGACGTTCGAGGGTTATGAGGTTACCAACCGCTACCTTACCGTTGTCGATGTGGGCGGACGCTCCAACAAGGCGGACTGGTCTGTCATTGTGGTGTTCGACCGTCTGAGCATGATAGACTGCAGCGAACCGCCGTCCGTCGTGGCGCAGTGGTACGGTCATTGCGACATCGACCGCCTCGCATGGCGTGCCGCACAGATTGCGGCTTACTACAACGACTCGCTGCTGGTCATCGAGAGCAACACCTTGGAGACGCACGACAAGGAACGGCAAGTGGAGGGTGGCGACCAGTCACAGTATATCCTCAACCAGATTTCCGACATCTACCCGAACCTCTATGCACGCCGTCAGTCGGAGGACGAGATACGCGAGGGCGCACCACGCAAGTATGGCTTCCACACGAACGTAGCAACAAAGCCGATGATCATCTCCACCTTGGTAAAGGTCATTCGCGAACGCCTCTATATCGAGCGCGACAAGCGGTGTCTTGACGAGTACAACACCTACGAGCGCAAGAAGAACGGTGCTTACGGTGCTATTGTCGGCAAGCATGACGACTTGCTCATGACACGTGCCATCGGACTGCACATCTGCTACCGCGAAATGGAGATGCCGGAGTTCGTGCCGATTACAAACCGCACGCTTAGAAAAGACAGAAGCCCCGTTTCCGAGGCTTCCATCTGATAATGTTATTGGGGCTGCAACATCTGCTGTGCTTGGTTCACGGCTTCCATGTTCGCACCCTGCTGTGCTTGTTGGGCAAGTTCTGGCGACAATCCGTCCGGGACTTGCCCTTGTTGCAACTGCTCCCTCTGCGACTTGATGCTCTGCAGCAGCTCGTCCGCAAACGGGAACTCGCCGTGCTCCAACAACTGCTCCACGCTGATTGCCTTGGATTTCCACAACTGCATGAGCATGTCGTTGGTCAATGCGCGGTAGGCTGGGGTGGCGGTGCTCTCCACAATGCTTAGGTCAAACTCTACATCGCGTATCTTCTTCGGGTCGTATTCCACAATGGTGGAGTTCTTTCCTGCAATGTTGAATACCCTCGGCGTGTCGTAGAACTGCTGTATGTTCTTCACGTCCTTGTACGCGCCGTCTCTGATGAATGCCGAGAACGTGTCGAGCAAGTCCAAGAGTGAGGTGGTGGCGTTCTGCGCCTGTTGGTTGTACAGACTTGCAGACATTCCCGAATAGCCGGGCTTGCCCTGCAATGCGCCGTTCACGCCCGATATGTCCTCGAAGAACTTCAACTGCATGTTCAGCAACTCCGATATGCCTATCTGCGTACAGTTGTTGGCTATCTGCTGGGGTAACGCCGTGCCCGTCTTGGGCTGCTTTATCATGATGATGCCGTTGAACCTTGCCCATTCGTCCGCAACGTCTTCCATCGACATGCCCTTGGGCAGACATTCTTCCGGGAACAGCAATACGCCCTTGGCGGATGCTCGCATAATCCAGTCGTACATCGTTATCAAGCGGTTGGTATAACGCTGCTGGTCTATCACGTTGCTCACGAACGAGTGTACCTCGCCGTCGATGAACGGATATGCCTTGAACACGTAGGGGTGGCTCTTGTGCTCGTAGGGTGTTTCTCCCTCTTCCAAGATGTCGCCGAATGGAGTGAGCATGTAGTAGTACCAATAACTGTCCATGAACCACTCGTAGCGGATAAGGGGCACTTCGTCCTCGCTCATGCCCAACTCTATCGCCTGTTGCAGTCGTTTGTTGTTCTCGTCAAGCACGAGTGATTGGAAGTCTTCCACGTCCACCTTGAACACGTCTCCGTTGTTCACATCATGGCACCGTACTCTCGGCTTGCTTTCCTTGCGCCACACCTCTATCACCCTGCAACGGCTCTGGTCGTAGGGTACGAGGAAGTCGTAATAGCCTTGCAGCGGATAGCCGAAGTTGTCATACATCGCACTGAGGTATGACTTGTCCTTGGCAAACTTGTATATCTCCGCCAAGCGGTTGAAGTCTTCTGCGCCATGGGCAAAGCGTCCGCACAGGTCTTCAAAGGATATGTCATGTATCTCGCCCACACAAGAACAGTCCCAACCTCGGAAGTCCCTCATGTTGTTGTCGATGAAGAAATTGTTGGGCTGCACATAGTCCGTCCAGCAGTCGAGCTTGTTGTTTCGCCAACCGTACCACTTCCTCTGCACCACAAAGCCGGATATGAGGAACTCTTCCATGCACCTCGCGTTTATCTCCGTCATGCGGTTCAACTGCATGTTGCATTGCAGTACGGTGCTCATGGTCTCGCCATAACGCTGCTCGTCCCTGTCTCGTGCCGTGCAGGTCGGCTCCTTGGCTTGGCTGCGGTACACACCAAGCACGGCTTGCACCATACGGCGGATAAGGTTGTTCTTCAGCGGCACGTTGCCCTGCTTCTTGATGAGGTCTTCTTCCTTCATCATCTTGCCTTCAACGCACACCACGTCTTCCCACTGCCTCCCGTAGGTATAGTTCTTGTTCCTCTCCCGGTCTCTGCGGAACGTGTCCATCGCAAGCCAATACTGTTGTGCTTGCCACAGCACCTCAAAGGCGCGGCTATCGCCCAGCGTACGCCTTGCTTGACTCACGCTGTCCATGCCTTCCTGTGGCATCACGCGGCTCATTCTATGTAGTTTCTTTGTTGCCATAATCTTTGTGTAAATTGGGACGGTGCGAAGTTAATTACTTGCACCGTCCCTCATCGTTTAACTATTGTTGCTTGCCGTTCCGTATTGCGTTCACTGCGTCAACCAACTCTTTCTTCTTCTGGTTCAACTCGGCTTCGAGTTCCTTGCGTTCATCGTCTCTCAATGTCGAGTCTTTCAGCTCCTCGTTGATGTCGTCGATGTCGCCCGAATACTCTTCGTAGGTCTCCAGTATGCGATACTCAGGCGAGTTGTTCAGCCATGCTATCTTCTCCGCATAGTCAAACACTCCGTCAGCAGTGTCGTTCTCGTAGTGGTTCAGCCGCTTGCGCAACGCTTCGCTTTCTTCCTTTATTCTGAAATACTCGTTGTTCACGGCACGGTACTCCGTACGCTCGTCGCCGTTCTTCACCACGCGGTTCAGTAAAAGGAAACTGCGAGGGTCATACTCGCGCTCGCCGACTATGGTCTCGCCCATCTTCGTGAACTTGTCAACGGTCGATGACATGCCGCCAAAGAAGCCGTTCAGCAGATATTCCACCTGTGCCGGGTTGATGTCAATCTTACCGCTTGTGTAGGCGTCGCCACCAGAAGCCTCATTCAGTGTCTTTGACAGACCGACCAAGTATTTGTTGCCACTCTTGTAAGCCTTTGTCCATTCGGGGTCGTCCTTGTTAAAAGGTGTGTCCTTATAGATTGGCATACCTGTCCAACTCTCATTGGTTATCACTTCCGCAACTGGCTTGACTGCACTCGGGATGAAAGGTTTGAAACCTCCGCTTCCCTCCATGAAGTCAATCGGGAACATCTGGCTCACTTGGCTTGCCATGGCGTGCGCAAGCTCGCCGTCGGTGTAGTGTACCTTGCCGCTCATCGCACTTACCATCAGCTCGCCCATGCCGTACATGGCACGGTACTCGATAGGCAACGGCAGACTTATCCACGACTTGTCCATGCCGGGCAGACGGAACACCACATTGCTCCTGCGCACATATTCGGGCAGGTTGTAGTATGCGTCCTTGTTCCCGTCATCGTCCCCGTCGTCACCGCCGAGATATGCCATCAGCGCACCAAGCAGGAACATCGTTGCCGCTCCCGCAATGGCTTTCTTCGGGTGTCGCTTGGCTTGCCGCCCGAAATTGGTCGTACCTTGAATGGCGGCATTCCAGAACACATAGAAACTGCGCCCGAGTCCAGAGGTGAATGCGGCAACATTGCCGGCCTTGGTCTGACCGTTCGCTCCCATGAACTTCGCGCCGCTGCCCTTCTTGTTGAAGTTCACGCTTATCTCCTTCGCATCCCAAATGCTGCGATCGATGGTTCGCCCCAACTGTCGTGAGGTCATAAAGGCGGCAAAGCGCGCGCTGTTCTCTACGGCTCGGTTGTACTCGTCAAGACGCTCACCAAGGAAACCCCATGCCTTGCGCATCGGCAACTTCCCGTTCATCTTCTTCAACTCGCGCTTGATGTCGTTCTTGCGCTGCTCGATGTCGCGGATGTTGGCATAGCCGGTCTCACCGCCGTTCATCATGAACTGGTGGAACATCTTCTCCGTCTCGTCGTTCATGTCAAGCGTCCCGTTGCGCAGCTTGGCGAGAAGTATCTTCATCTTGACGGGGTTCACCTTCGCCACGTTCTTGTGGAAGCGAACGGCGTAGTTCGGGCTTTCCTTCACCCATACCATTGTATTGGCATACATCATGTCGCGCATGAAGTTCGACACCACGAAGTCGGGGTTACGCGTAGTGTAGAATGCCGACAACTGACGGTTGACTTTCTCGCCCAAGTGCATTATCGCGCCTATTGCGCCCGACACGTCATTGTCTGGGTTCGTCTGCCCGTTCAACGCCTGTGCCGCCCTCGGGTTGCCGTTGATGGTGATGAGGTAGTCCTTGCCGTTGCGCTTCACAAGCACTTGGTGCTGTCTGAGGTCGCGGCTCTCCACTACACGGTACGGAATGTCCGGAGCGTCCTTCTGTTTTTTGAAGTGTGCCGGGTCGCTCTTTGCGGCTTGCTCCATGGCATCCTCGAAGTCGCGCATCTTGCGCTCCACCTCTGCCGCACTGTCGTCTTCTTCGAGCTTCTCCGTTCCGGCAATGTCGCCGGAATTCACGGGCATCCACTCGTCTTTCACATCATCGTAGCGCAGCCACAGGTCGCTCACGCTCACAAGGTCGCTCGGGTGGTTCAGCGCGAAGTTCAAGAACTTCTGCTTCACCAGCGTGTTCCTGTTGCCCTGCATGATTGCACTCTCGGCCATGGCCTCCATGTTGGCGAACGGGTCGTCAGCCTTGCTCTTGCGTCCCTTGGCGGTCTTCATAGGCGCATTGAATGTGCTGTGCTTGTCTGCCAAGTAGGCATAAGCATCCTCGCTCGTCTTGTCGTCAAAGCCACGCAATGGAATGTAGTGGGTGTACATTCCATTGATGTCGTCATAGGTAGCCTTGTTGATGAGTCCGCTTTCGTAGGTCTTCAACAGGGTGGCTCCCGTCACGGCGTTCACTTTATCCCATAGCTCGTCCGTCTTGTGTCCATTCTCATAGTCCGTCACCATCTGCCGGGCCTCGCTTTCCGCATCCACCACATTATCCATACCTGTCAAGGCGGTAAGACCGGAATAGTCCTTGCCTCTGTTCTCAAAGTATAGTTCCTGTTCGCGGTCGTCTCTCTGCTGGCGCAGGTCGTCAAGCCGGTCTATCGCGTCTTGGTCGAGAGGATTTTGGTTCACCGCACGCTCTGCCTTGCGGATGTCGGCACCGAACTCTTCGTTGGCTGCGTGCCATCACCTCGTTGCGCTCCAGTCCGTGCTTGGCCATCATGTAGTCGGTCAGCTCCGCACGCTCGTCTGCGGTCTTGGCGAGTTTCGCCACCTCTTCAAGCATCGGCTTGAAGAGTGCCCGGGCAAACTCAGCGCACTCGGCTTGGTTCGTCGACGAAAGACGGTTTTCGCCGAGGTAGGCATTCTCATATCCTGCCACCTCCTCGATGTACGTCTTGCCCTTGCCTTCGGCTTTGAGTATCGCGTCCATGGCTTCTTTCAGTCCGAGCATACTGTCCTGCAACGCCTCCTGCGTTTGGTACATGCCACGGCTCACACGGCGTTCGTAGGTGTCCCTCGCCATTGCCTTGTTGTACTCCACGCTGTCGCCATCGCGGAACATGATGCCGTTGTCTGCAACATCATTAGGCTTTGGTTCATTTCTCTTGCCATCACTAAACTTCGTCTCTCCAAACCCTGTCTTTCTCCGCATAACCTCGGTGTCGGCTGCGTCGAACACGGTGGGGCGTCCGCCGTTCTTCTTGCGCTTGTAGGCTTCGTGCAGCACAAACGCCCATTCCTTGTCGCTCCATTTCTTCTTGCCGGGTATCTTCAATCCGTCAAGCAACTTCTGCAAGGCTTTCTGAAGCATCGACTTCAATTTGCCCCAGAACGTCTGTTCCTCGGCACTCATCTTCTCGAAGCCACTCTCGCCGATGCGTCCGGCAAGGTCTGCACCGTACTCTTCGGTGGCGTCACGTCTGAACTGCTCACGCTTCTTGCTTGCCTCCACATGGGCTTCTGCCATGTCGGCATAGTAAGAAGCGTTGCTGTCCTCGCCCTTGGCCTCGTGCTCTTTGCGTTTCTTCTCGCGCAGACGGTCCACCTCCGCATCGTACATCTTCTGTGCCATGCGGTCAATGGTCTGCTGAATGCCGGTGTTCGACACACGGTAGAGTTCGTCAAGGGCATTGTCGAGCTTCTCTTTTTCGGGAAACAACACACGCAGTCCGTCATGCCCTACAACCTCATGGATAAACGTGTTCTCCACGTCTGCCAAGTTCGCGTTGTTCGGCACAACGATAGTCACCTCACCCGTCAGAGGGTTGAAGCTGCCCTTCATCCTGCGCTGGCGTGCGCTTGGCAATGCGGCCACTTCCGCGTCAGTGCGGATGATGCGCACTGACGTGTTGAGCCGTTCTGACAACTCGTTCACTCGTTCCACCATGGCCTGCTGCAAATTTCTGCCCAAACCGTTGGCGGTTTGAGGCTTTTCCAATACCTTTGCAACAGAGTCCAAGTCCAGATATTCCACGTCAGCGAGATTGGTTCGCTGTTGGTCTATCAAGGTTTGGACTTTTTCTTTGTCCAGATACAGGCTCTTTCCTTGACTAATCCAATTCAGCCATTCCGCATTGTCTTTCGGAAGTACATTCCTGATACTGTTGATTTCCAAACTTCTGCCGCCGACCACAGGATTAAGCGAGAGACCGACAATGAAATTCTTGCCGTCCTTCTGCAACGGAACAATGATATTCTGTGCCTTGGTCTCGTCTCCGTATGCAAACACTGCCAACGGATTTTGCAGGGCTTTCATCAAATCACGCACTTCAGACAAGTCGAAATCGTGACCGAACATCGTCGCTTTCTCTTGCAGTTTCTTTGCGGACAATTGTATCGGAAGATATAGCACGCCCGTAGAGCGAAGAATTTCACCGGGCATTCCCATCTGGTATATATGACCTTCGGGCAATGTCCCGTCAATCTGCTTTTGCAGTTCTTCGTTGAACTCTTCATTCACGTATTCCAACTCCTCATCGCCTTCACGGAACTTTTCCACTTCGTCCTCGTCTTCTTCATCAATGGCAACATCGGTAGCAGCTTCCACACTTGCGTCCATTTCGGCATACTTCTTCTCCTTTTCTGCCATTTCCGCTTTCATGGCCTCGGTGTATTCCGCCAACTGACGCTTGGCTTCTTCAAGTTCCTTGCCGAACTCGAACGGCTTGCCTTCGCGCTGCTTCAACTGCTCCAACTCCGACCTGCCATGTTCGGCTGAGCGTGTGGCTATGTCGAACCGCTCGGCAAAGTCATTGCCTGTAATCACGTTCTCCGTAATGTCCTCAACGGCATTGCGCAAGAGCGACTGCTTGACGGGCACATCTGTAAGTCCGAGTTCGGGGCACGAGTAGGTCATCGTGCGGTGTACCTCAGCGAATAGCATGCCGCCCTTGCTGTTCGTCTCGCGCCACATCTCGGTCTTGACAACAAAGTCGTAGCCGCCCAACGACAAGGTGAGGGTGTTGGTCTGTGCGCTATTGGACGGATTGTCCTTCATCGCCTTCATGGCATCAAGGACTTTCTTATTCTGTTCCTTGATAAAGTCTGCCATCTCATCTACCGTGCCGTACTTCTGCTTGCCCACGCTTATCTCCGTGAACTTGCCGTCGGGGAATGCTTTCTGCACGGCAAGCAGATGGGCGTTGGCTTCCTTGGCTCGCTGCTCTGCCGCCTTAATCTGTCCCTGCAACTTGGGCTTGGCGTTATGGATATAGGTTTGGTCGGCTTCCCACTGCTTTCTGCGGCTCTCGTACTTGCGTACGTTCTTCTCCGCATTGTTCTTCAGTAGGGCGTATTCACTGCCCGAAAGCTGCGCCACGGTATCACCGAACACGTCTTCTTCCTCTTCAAGCACACGGTTGTTCATGCTGTCCTGCATCAGTCGGTCGCCCTCCATCACGCTGTCGGCAATCGCTCCCTTGGTTTTCAGTCGCTGGTATGCGGTAACGTCAAGGCTGTCTTCCACACCGAAACGGAGCACACGCACAGGCTTGCCCCATTCCTTGTGCAGGTTGCCCTGTCGCAGGATGCGCCCGTTGCGCTGGGTGTAGTCCATCGGACGGTTGGGCGCGTCAAGGTGGATAAGCGTGTGCAGACGCTCCTGTATGTTCACGCCTGTACCCAGTGTGGCGGTACTGCCGAGTATCACACGCACCTCGCCATGGTTCACCTTGTCGAAGATTTCCAACTTCTTCTTGATGGTCATGCCGGACTTCATTACGACAATCTCATCAGCCGGCACACCTTGGGCAACGAGTTTCTTCTTGATGTCCTCGTACAGGTTGAAACCGCTGCGCTTGTTCTGGAAATGGTCGGCAAAGATTGCCACCGTTCCCTTGTAGCCGTCCGTCTCTTTCAACGAGCGCAGGGTTTGGCGCACGGCCTCGTTGGTCTTGCTCTGTGTGTCGTCCTCTGCGTCTATTTGCACAAGACGGGCATCTACCAGCCATT